GGGGTTGACAGCTAGTAATAGCTCCGGCTTTTCGCCGCTACACTATATTATAATGCCCTAGTGTATCTTTCGATCTCACATCTCAACTAAGTTGTCTTGTCTTTATGACGAGCCTCTTTGAGAGACTCGAGAAGTATCTCCGAGAAGTAACGATTAACGGTCTTTCGATCGCTAAAGTAACTCCTTGTTGATACCACCGGAAGGTATTCCACCGGGGAAGCAGTGTCTGGCTCTAAATCATCCAGCACTGTGAACATCATAAATTGTAGTTCACGCGAAGTCTGAGTTAAAGCTAGCACTATGGGATGGGAACCTGTTAGGTCCCCAATACTCCCATCTATCAAGACCTTCTCACTATAAGGTACGACGGCTTTCTCAAAGTTTGAACATAGTCTCGGTAATTCCGTTTCCATGTCTAAAGCTCTGATTTGAGTCATCTTCTCTATTATTGATGCGGTCCGTTTAGAAGTAATACTTTGTATTATCTCTTCACGGGTGATTCTCAAGGATACGTTACCGTCCTTACGATAAATCGTAAGTTCGGGCGTATCAGAAAATCTTAACCATATCAGATAGCGAAGAAGTAATAAATCCTCTGATTTAAGGATGGACGACAATTCATAGTGAACAGTATCCGGAGAAATGAAATCTCTCTTACATAGTAATTCAACTAAGTCTAATAAGTTAAACTTATCATTCTTTGTTAAAATATTATGTTTGATAGACGACATTTCTTTTCCTCGTAGAGCAAGCCTTTTGGCGAACTCTATCTGGGAATTTACCTCATCACCAATGATCGATTTGCTTAGATTGATCGTAAGACCAATCTTGCTAAGCAACCATTGGTAGCGCCGTGCCACTTTTGCGTTAAATATCACGACGTCATCTCCAAGCAATCTATACTGAGTGAAGAACTGTAACGGTTTCCCGTTATGGAACTGCTCCCAGTTAGCTGCGAGTTGAATGATATCATGATGCCATAGAGCGAAACTGGGGAAGGACGATAGTAAGCCTAACGGCTGACCTACCGCCCACCTCACTTTTCGATCAGTGGCTTTAACATAAAAGTCCCGTTGCGTCATTATTTGATACCAACTATCGGCTAGGTCCTTGTCTTTCATCAACTGAAGACGGTGTCTCTGCAATTTTGCAGGGATCCTATCAGAAGCTGAAGAAAGGTCAAAACAGAAGGTCGGATGATTCTTTGAGTCCTCGAGTAAGGTTTTAAAACCTTTATCTTGGTCTTGAGAAGCATCTGTACTTATGCTACCTAGTGTCCTCTGCAGAGAAATCTGTAGAGGCTTCAATGATAATTGGGTCCAATAATCTCCTATAGCAAAGACTCGCGTCTTACCGGCAGGTTCGGATGAAAATCCTAATCTACCTGTATGATACGTTTCTTCATCATCCACGAATGTTGATTGTTTCTCCATCCATTCAGTAACCCAGCTTTGTCCTAGGACAGAGTTGAATTTCTGTAAGGAAGAGTACAATTCTTCATTCTGCATGATTGCCTTTGCGTCTAGATGTGACGTCGCTACAGCGGGACCGTTAGGTCCTTTTGATAACGTCGTTAACACCTTAGACCAAGGTGCTACAGGATCTGTAAGTTTACCTAGGTACCACGGGCGGTTACGAGTGAATCTTTGAAGAAATTTTCTTAACGTTTTCGATAATTTACTGATAGCCTTCTCCTGTTTAGGAGTTGGCGACTCGGTAATACTATCTAAATCGTCATAGTCAATCTCTAATCTGATTTGCTCATAACTTCTCGCGATACTTAGGGCGAGACGACGGCTATTCCTATCACCACGTAATAATGGCCTTAAAGGCCATAGTGGCTTAGGGATACCGTCTGAATCGGACTTACAGAACGCTATCGGTTGAGTTTGAAGTTCTAGCAAGAGGTTACGAAGAAATTCATAACACTCTTTATAGAGCTTTAGTGTGTACTGCTTTCCATTATTCAAAACAGAATTCTGAATAGCGGTGTCATACCTAATCCACATGTCAACAATCCGACTATTGTCAAGATGAGAGATGTTTAAAGAAGCTATCATAGCTAATCTATTCATTTCTATTCTTTTCATTAGTTTGGGTTTGTCTGATATAAGGATCTGCTCTCCCGTACGGGCTTGTACGGTGCCCACCAATCGGACAAAGGTGAATAGGTAGAACAGATACAGGACAAGGGAGTTTCCTCCTCCG